ATCACCACTTGGTCGATGATCGGCGATACGCTAGGGAGGTATTGAGAGTCGCCGGAATAAGAAGCGAATACCGGATGAACTCCGATGCTCAAGGTGGAAATGGAATATTGCGCTTGAGAAACGCCAGTGCTTACGGGGATCGCAGGTGTGCTGTTTACGTTGATCCCGTCGATGTTGAAGGTGATGGTGCCGGTTGGCGAGCCAGTGCCTCCCGGCCCATTAACAATGGCGGTAAATGTTACCAGTTCCCCAAAATCCGAAGGGTCTATATTAGTGGTTACCGTCGTTGTGGTAGGGATCATGCCAGTTACAACTTGAGTCAAAGGCGAAGAGGTGCTCGGAAGTTCTTCTACATAGGTTGGTCCCGTATAGCCAGAATACACTGCCACAATCGAATGCGATCCAGCTGTAAGAGATGAGGTAGATATTGCCGCTGTGGAACGACCTGGATTGGTTCCTAAATGAGTAAGACTGACCGGGCTTCCGAGCTGAACGCTATCCACGAAGAAGGTTACGGTTCCTCCCTCTGGGTAGCCTCCCCCTTGGCCGGTTGCTGAATAATAAGTAGATTGAACCGTTGCCGTGAACGTAACGCTCTGTCCGCTAGTGGATGGATTATGGTCGCTTGCCAGCGTCGTGCTTGTAGTGTCAGCTACAATGAACTCAGGACTTGAATCGCTATAGGTTGGATTGTTGGAGTTGGTGGGAATTGTCACAAAAACCGTTACAGTTCCCGCAGGAATTACATATCCCGACCCTAAAACAGTTTCAAGTGAATAGAGAGAACTTCCGCCGTGTCCTCCACTCGCATCGTTGACAGTGGTCCCAGAACCTATCGGCGTGAGCGTCCCGGCTGTAGAGGAAAAGGTAAATACAATACTGGGAGCGTAATAAGGCTGCGTGGTTCCCGAACTTCCCGAGCCCAGTATGTTCAAAAAATCCAGTTGCGATCCCGCGATGCCTTGTGTGGCTATCCCAGAATCAGAAGTAAGGCCTACGTTGGCGTGAGTAAAATTACAACTGAACTGTGTATTTGAGAGGCCAGCCGATAAAACCGTGAGGGTCTGCCCATTAAGATAGGTTCCGATTGATAGCCCTGAAATGGTAGTTGGATTGCCAGCAAGCTGCGAGTTTTGACACTGAAAGGTTACTACGTTGCCGGAGATTTGAAAGGCCGTTATAGTTTGTGGAACATAGGCGGTGCCAAACCCTAAATCGGTCGTTCCTGGCCCAATACCTGTTAACGCCGCTAATTTGAATGGCGCAGCCGCAAATGCGTTAAAGGTAAGATAGCTCACCTATGGAAACCCCGTATTATGTGCTGCGGCTTCCCAACGAATGATCCAACTCTCTCCCCGTCTCGGAATCGTGCCGCTCGGTGTGAGTTTTTACAAGTCCAATGACCGGACGCTCGGCGATATCCTTGACGTTCATGCCGTCGCGTTCGCAGGACCAGGGATAGCCTTCTTTGTTCGCCATTTCAACCTCCTATGTAATCGGCGTGATTGGTTGCAGATTTGTAGGCACTACCGTAGTGATGGTTGCGTTCTGTGTCACCGCTGCCGCCAGCGCATCACTCAGCAGGGTGATATCCGTCAAAGCATCGGCACTCAGCCCCGGCGTATTCTTCAACTGGGCAATCAGCGCTTGCAGAGAGGCGATCACGAGCGTTGTGGTACTGGCCTGCGCAGGCGTGCCCACGCCATTCTTGAAGAGAACTCCGAGCACCGAGGAAATACTGCCGGTGATGGTGCCGATTTCAGAAGGAACGCCCTTGATGCTTCCAAGCGCGGTAGCTACGAGCGATGCGATCAACAATGCCAAGGACATGTTATTTCCCTCCTGACTGAATCTTCTGTGCCAGTGCCGCAATATCGGCGACGATCTGGTTAATCGCCGCAGTAAGTCCAGCGGTATCTGAAGTCGAGCCTGAATGGTAGGCTTGATAGGACGCCTCAGCGATATTGTAATCGGCGATGGCTTGGTTGAGCACGCCTTTCTGGGCAGCGGTCAGCGCAACCTTGCCTGACGCCACGTCAGCTTTGACCGCATTGATCCCCGCCTGCGCATCCATGAGCGTGGTATAGCTCATCTGGTCGAAGGAATTGATAGCGCCAGGGAGAGGGGCGGCTACTTTCTTGGCGCATCCGGCAAACGACAGAGCGAGCGCGAGCGCAACTACGAGTGTTCTTTTCATGTGGTGCCTCCAATTACTGAGGTGTACTGAAATTGATCTTTACGCTGGTCGGCACCTGAGCCGCTGCCTGATTGATAACCTGCTCGATATCGGTCAGACCGTTGGTCACCGCTGTCAGGTTAGCGGTTCCTGCCGCCAGCGACGTGATAACATCCGAGTTCGCGCTGTCCGGTCCGGTCGCCGACTGTGAATCGAACGTGGTGTTGTCGAGCGTCCACGCAATCGGGTTGGCATTGAAATCGTACTTCGCAGTCATGTCAACGCCGTTTTGATCAAATACGGCAACGCTGGCAGTGGTTTTCTGTCCGATAGTGAGAGTTACTGGTCCTGGCATATGTCCCCCGAATATAATTTTGATGAATGTTGGCCGTGGTTTCAGGAAGCCTACAATCTGGTCAAGGTCTTCCTCGATGTGTTCGAGCGTGCGTTCCTCGCCGCCTCCGCGATCATAACGCTGGTTCATTAGTTATATAACTTCCAAAACTGAACTGCGGATCGACTTCCAACTCCCGTGTGACGTTAGCTACCCAGTCCTTGGAATCCCCGGCCCACTTCTCTCCCAACTCCCGCCACGTCATCTCAGGCGAATATACACTGGATTTCCCCTGAGCGATACGGTTAAGTTTGTCGTATAGCCATTGCCATCCGGTGAGGGCGTCAGGGAAATGGGTGACATTCGAGCCGGAGTGATGCTCGCCGCCGAAGGTAAGGTATCCGTCGCTGATGTCCCCCGGATTGTTGAGACGGAAGAGATTGGAATCCGGCTGGTAGTACCCCTCTGCTATGGCGATTGCGTGTGCTACCTGCCATAGCTTGGCGTTAGGCCGGTCAGGCGTAGCGGTTGGCCACGTAGATCGGTCGGCGGTAATCATCCCTTTGTGTCTCTCTCAGATGGATCTAGGAAATGAAGCGCCAGGAATCCAATCACCGCCGCCAGCAACCCTCGCGGGAAGTGATTCTCGATGAAGAAGGTGAGGGTCATGCCTCCGGTCGGACGCTTCCATAGACCAATGGTTTCGAGAATAAAAAACGCGGCCAACCATACGATCCAAGCATAACCTTCCCAGTTCATACGAGCCCCAGATTGTTGACCGCCACAGACAACGGAGGCCCATTTCCCGTATCGGCGGCGCAATAAGGCTGCACCTGAATCAGCATCTCGTTTCTCGTCCAGTTGCTCGGAATTGCCTTGAAGTTCTGATTGACTGGATAAACATTCGAGCCGATCTGCACGCTCACAATGCCAAAGAGTTCTTTCTCGAAGTCAATATTCATAACCGTCGCTCGATGAACCCAGCTGCCGACCGGGAATGCGTTAGCCAAGCGTACTTTAGTGTCTGCCCACGCTCCCTTTGGATCAGAAACTACAACCGCGTCGTCCGGGGCTACGTCTGGGTAATGCTTTACCCAAGCGGTGCTGCAATTTTCTCCAAATCCATTGGCGTCTTGCAACCGACCGTCGAGTTCGTGCATACCATCCGGCCCTGAAACGTTCATATAGTCACAGGAGAGGGTATGCTGGCCGCTCTTCCAGCCGACCGTAGACACCGCCAGATACCACAAGCCGGTCGCTCGATACGGCCCGGTGATGCTGAATAGTTGAGAGCCGTCCTTTTGTTGAGAGGTGGTGTGGGTGCGGGTAGCGACTCCTCCGATCCCAAAGGTGCCGCCGTCGTGGTAGCTCCAGTTTCCCTGCTGGAGCTGCTGGCCGCTGTCGAAGCTGAACTGGATCGGCGGGGTAGACGCTAGAGTGACCTGCTTGCCGAGTATGTTAACCGCGTCCATCGCTGTCTTGAGATCATTTGTGGTCGTCATTCTTCAACTCCTTTAACTTTTGTTCCAAATCCGCAATTCGCTGCCTGACCGCCCAACTGATAACGGTATCGTACTGGCCGGGGATGATCCGGCGCAGGCGTTCGAGTTCCGCTTTGATCTCTTCTTTCTCATGTTTCATCTTCTATTGCCGAAACTTTATTCACGATAGTATGTCCAGCATCGACAATTGCCTGCTTACTGTCATGTTCGCCTGCACGTTTCTCAGCCTCGTCTGCTGCATCCTCTAACAAGAGAGCCGCTTTTGCCCGCTCCGCTGTATTGCCAGTCTCCAAGGCCAACTGGCGAGCCATAACAGCAGAGGCGCGTAAAATGACAGCTTCCCGTCTCAGCATCTCACCCGTTCGACTGTTGACGAGGGTGTGAGTGTCACGGGCAAATCCCGTGATGATTTCCAAGCTGGTCTTCGTGGCTGTACTGGAGTCAAGCAGAGCCGCCTTGACCTCCTTGGTCGCCTCAGCCGTTTTATCCCCAACGGTAATCAATGTTTTCTTAACTTCTATTGCCGCTTCCTTGGCTGCCTCAGCCTGCTCCTCGGCTTTTTTCTGCCCCTTGCGATTCAAGTAAGCAAAGACAAAAACAGCAGCAGGAGTGAGCAGTTGAAGCGCGGCGGTGGATGTCGAAGCGTCCATTGGGATAAGTCTCCACGCAAATCCAACGCCAACGCCGGAGGATATCACCAGAATCGCAAGTTTGGTAGAAACAAAGTTGTGAACCACAACTATCCTCGTTTACGTTCTTGGGGGTCGATCACCATTGTCTTGTGCAAGCACCCAGTCCGTCGCTGCCGCATCCCCCTTCGACAGCGTATATAACTGAGGACGGGGAGCAGTGGCTACCCATACGTCTACCACGCCGTCATCGTTAGCGATTGCCTTGTCCTCCGGCCATGCCCCGCGCCATCCGATTTGTGGCACGCCATCCAGTCCATTCTGTACCGCGTCGTAAGCCTGTGTTCCGTTCATTGCGCTCTCCAGTCGATGAATTTACCTTCCGCATCCCTGAATACTTTCCATCCCGTGTGCTGCTGGTCATAGAAACTCTTGCAGCCTAGATCCTTGGTCCACACAACAACCGTCATTCCTGGATCGAAGTCAGGATGCGACGGCTCGATACACTCGCGCCAAAGATATGGCTGTCCTGCTTGGCCATCGTCTCTGATTTCACGTATCCAGTAATTATAGGTATCAATCTTTCCCATCACCTGCATTCGGTAGCTGACCACTTCGGCGCGAGGAATATTCTTCTCAATCGCCGTGGCGAACATAAATATCGCCGCAATCAGGAATCCAAACGTGACGCTAGTTGAGATCGTTTGGATCGCGGGGCTGTGGGAGCATTCCATAGATGTAGAATATCCCCCGGACCCACTCCCTGAATCTATCCTGATCTTCTTCAAACTGCTCCCGATCTCGGAGGAATTTATCCATCCGAGCAACCTCCCGATGGATTGCAAATTTAACCATCCAACAAAAAGCAGCAAACACGCCAGCGCCAATAGCCCCCATAACAGCGAGGAGAACGCTGATTTGCTCACGATCAGATAGTTCATAAAATGCAAGCGTGAAAGCAGCCACATCTTCAACTCCTAAGTCGTTTTATTTACCTGTGTCTCTGCTGCTGCTACCTTGTGTGCCTCGACTTGGGCTACCGCTGCCGGGTCTGGGGGCTTGCCAAAGTAAGTCTGCGTGCCAGAGGTTGGATCGTTCAATCGCAGGCTGGGGAAGAGGCGTGGTAGCGCCGCTCCGATGCTGGTCGAAAACGCGAAAGCCCACTTGTAGAATCCATTGCTGTTCATGTTCGGGCTGGGCAGCGCTGAGACGAAGTTGGAGAATAGAAAGTAAGCCGTCAGCGAGGCAATGGTTTGATGCGCGACGATGAAAGCCCAGAGGGAGGTCATCGCAGTGGATGGCCCCCGTAGCCAAGACCGCCAAGCAACACGCTCAGGTAATAGCAGGCTAGAGATGCCCAGCCCAGATGCCAGCGAAAGTTGGGTGCGGGAGCGTATGGCCCCACGAACACCGCGATCACAGCAAGTACGAACGCAAACACCAGCAGGATTGTGCTTATCATAGTTCCTCCTATTGCAATGTCAACAACACGTAATAAAGATACACCGTCAAGGTTCCATTCCCCAAAGTCATATTCGATCCCCCCGACGCGCCAATGGTATAAGGCTGATTGTTGAGCAGGGTCAGGGCTCCATGCGCGGCGGTGATGGCCAGCGATGCGATCTGCGATGCCGTCTGATCGAGGAATCCGGTTTCGGCAAAGGTGATCTTGAACACCGTGCCAGCGTTGTTCCAGTCGAGGATCAGGGAGTCGCCGTTGATCGTGTATGCGGTCGTGTTGTAGTCGTAGCCAAGCGAGATGGCGACGGGGTATACGGCAAATCCCGCGCCAGGCGCGGCAACGAGGGTGATTGGAGTGCCGTGCAATGCCAGGAGTTGCGCCGAGGTCAGGATCGTGTAAACGGTAATGATCGGCGACAGACCAGCCTGATTGACGAATTGCGTGGTAGCGATCTTGGTGGATACGTCGCCGATAGATGGCGTGGGAGCGGTTGGGGTGCCGGTCAGCACAGGGGAAGCTAAAGGGGCCGCGCCGGTGACTTGGGCTACAGTGTAATCGCCGCTCACGGGGACGACCGCACCCGAGCGAGTGTTCCATGTGATTACGCCAGTCGAGGGTAGCGCGGCTTGCACAAATGCCGTGGTCGCAAGCTGAGTCGTATTGGTGCCAAAGGATGCAGTCGGAGCAGCCGGGACTCCGGTGAAAGTCGGTGAGGCGAGCGGAGCGGCTCCGGTAACTTGGGAGACGGTGTAGTCGCCGGTCGTCGGTACGACGGCACCAGTGCGGGAGTTGAAACTGGTCACGCCGATGGACGGGATAGCCGCCTGAACAAACGCGGTCGTAGCAAGCTGGGTAGAAGTAGTGCCAAAAGAAGCGGTCGGTGCAGTAGGAACGCCGGTCAGTGTGGGGGATGCCAGCGGAGCTGCACCGGTCACCTGAGCGACAGCATAGTCTCCGGTTTGAGCGATGACTGTCCCAGTGCGACCGAAGACCGAGCTGACCGTGCCTGCGCCACCTGCGGGATCGTTCAGCAGGATATCAGAGATGGTGATCGGGGACGCGGGGCCGGAGCCAGCGTTGTTGGAAAGGATCACGTCGTAGCGATTGTTGGCGGCGTAGAAAGTGAACTGACCGTTGGCGTTCGCAGTGAAGGGATTGGCCAGAGGGGTGATGCCGTTGTCGGAATAGATGGTGGCGAGTCCACCAGAATGCAAATTCACTGTTACAGTGCAGAGAGGGTAGGAGCCTTCGACCACGGTGGTCGAGGATAGGCCAGCGGTGACTACTTGAACGTCGCCCTGCTGTGCGAATCCGGTATAGGCTTGCATCAGGATTGCACTCCAGCGAATCCGGGGGAAGCCACACCGCCCTGAGTGTTGTAGAAGGCCAGCCACTTGGCGTAGTTCGAGCGGGTGCGCGTCGAGAACCAGTTGTCAACTCTTTCGCGGTCCTCTTGACGATACTTTCTAAACAACGTGTCGTACTCTTTATTAGCAGCGCCCATGAGAAATTTAAAATCCGGTCCTGAGTTGCGTGGCGTCGTATCCTTGTTCGCCTCCGCCCACTCGTAGGCGTAGTATTTGGCTCTAGCTATAACAACATCCTGTCCTATAACCAAAGGCAAAGTGTCAGTCGGCTTCACGAGATCGGTTCCAGCGCGAATCCCATAAAGCTGATAGTTCACATTGAACGTCGGAATCCCCCACAGGAAGAACATGAGCGAACCGTAGGTCGGCGAGGCTGGATTCTGGTCGTTCTGATAAGGGATCACATCCGAGGGGATGCCGTACCAAGTCCGTTGTGGGTCTTGCACGTCGATGTCACGCATCTGATAGCGCTCGGTGTAGAGGTCGATGAAGTTCTGCATGTCGCGGACGCTAATCCAAGTGCGGAAGTCGCGGATGGGGGAGTTCTGGACGATGGGGACGTAGTAGCACTGGAATATGGAGAACTGGGCGTTGGTTAGCGATGGCTCGCCGTACCAGCGGTCCAGCGTCAACTGACCGTTCCCTGCGTTAGCCGTCGGATTGTATCCCCAGATATTGTAGATGCCCCCGCTGGCGATGCGGAACTGACGCTGGGTGATAAGGGAGTAGGGTTGGGAGGTTGCGAGGGTGTTGATGGCGGCGGTAGCAGTGGCATCTAAGTTGACAAGAACGGAGCCCTGAGTCGTGGTAACGGTGCCGGTCGAGGCGACTTGCGGCGGTGCGATCCACTGGCCCTCGAAGAGTTGGAAGGACCAGAGGTTTTGGCGGCGGAGGTCGGCGTAGGCACGGTTGATGAGAGTCTTCGTATAACTTAGAGGCAGCTTTGGTACCGCGCCGCGTAACTCCGTCTGAAGATCGAGTAAGGCCATCTCTTCTAAATCCTCAATAGGTGATCCGCCCGGTCTGCTCTGGCCCTCCACTCTCCTTTGGGAAAATGGATTGGCGGATCGTAAGTCCCTGTTAAAAAGGCGCGACCGAAGCCGCGCCATCAAGTGTACTCCCCCCTCAATCGCTAAACACAGTCGAGTGCCAGGCGCACGTACTCTGCCGACAGGTTAGTCGTCGCGGTGGCTTCGGTTGAAATCGTGCCGAACGCGGCGGAAGTCGTGAACCACTGCACGGTGAATTTGGCGACCGCTGACCCAGGTTGCGTCTGCGTAGCCGTATTGAGCTTGATGTTGACGATGTAGTTGCCGGAGTTAGAATAGGAGGACCAAGTAGCGCCTGCGGACTCGAATCCGCCTACCCCCACGTCGGAGGCATTGATTACATCGCCTACGCCGGTTGCGGCGACGTATTGCACGTAGGAGGCAGGACCATAATGGTCCACCTTCATCTGGATCTTGCCGCCAATTGGCTGCGGGTATCCGTAGACTATCGTGTTCGCCATTGCGTCTCCTTCTCGCTTCGCTCGATTTTGAGCGACTTAGATCCGGCTTAGGCCACGGGTAATTGCCACCTTGACGACGGTGGAAGTAGTAACGGTGGCGAGTGATATGCCGATGACCGATCCGGTTATCAACGCGGTCATCGCGGTGCCGGAGGTAAGGTTATCCGCCGTGGAGGCTACCACCGCCGATGCCTTGGCAATGACCGTGCCGCCGGAGGTAACTGCCGAGACAGTTGAGTCGAACAGAACTCCCGCCACGCCCATGACCTGAATCCAGCCGAGGTTTCCAGCAGTAATGACGTTGATGAACACTCCGAGGACTTGCGTCGGGACTAGAGTGGTCGGAGTAGCAGTCGATGTCACCTGGTACTGCGTCGATGGTCCGCCGGACGCGGCTGTCGATCCCACGGATGCGCCAGTGAAATAGGCCAGAGTGCCGACCGCTGGCGTGCCTCCAGTCGATAGCGTGTTGACGTACATGTAGACGCCGCCATAGAGCGTGCCAATAGCGGTGTCGGAGAGCGCGTAGGCAGTCGTATCATCGAGGATGATACGGTCGCCGGGGATGTTCTGCTGGTACTGCGAGAACCCCGTCGGCATGGATGTCAACTGCCCGCCCTGCAACGAATCATTGACATCGTTGAGGTACTTGGCCGAGAGGTAAAACGGCGGTTTTACGAAAACGTCTGCCATAGCGTCTCCTTAGAATCCAGCTCCATAGAAATGCATGTTGTCTCTCGGTGAGAGGCAATAGATGTTCAGCGCGATCTTGAAGAATCCTACGACCAGATCCGCGTTGGTCTGCGACCGCACCCACGGCGTAAAGTTGAAGTTGTATTCAGGATCGGTAGTCGGTCGCACCTTCCAGCCTTGCGAACGCAGCACGAAGATCGGTTCGCCGGGGGAGATAGTCTTGTTAGCCGGGAGGTTAGAGATAGACGATATGCCCGAAGCTGCTGAGGTAAAGGTAGCAGGTTTGACCGCCGTGGTTTGCGACAGGCCGGTTGGGAGTAACTGACCGTACTTTGTCGATGGGCACAGTTTATCCACGAAGAACATGGTGGACATGACGCGGAATCCACTCATGCCCATCTTCACGTCCTGCTCCTCGCCATAGCGCTGTTTGGGATCAAGGCGTTCAAGAGCGTAGGCGTAGGCGGCTTTGTTCATCACACCGAAGTCCGGCGGCTGCACGCAATTGAGGATGCCTTCGACGAGAGGCTTATAGGCGAGCTGGCCAGTGTTACCGTTCTGGTCACCCAGCCATATCGGGATAGAGTTGAGAGTGTTGCCGACTGCGCCATTGCGGGTCTGACCGCCATAGGTGGTGAAGATGTTGCCGTCCCAAGAGTTGGTCACGCCGTCGTTCATGGCCTCGGCGAAACCGTTGATGTAAACGATGCGGTTCGAACCGGAGATGTTCTGCCCGTGATGAAAAATGTCGATGCCGAGATCGGTGTTCGCCGCTTGCACCGCGTTGGTCATGTAAGCATCTATGATCTTCACCTTGCCAGCAGGGCCAGCGTTGATGACGCCGACTTGAAAAAGGTTGACGCCGATCTGCTCCAAGTATTCCTTGGGCTGGAAGGCGGTCGCGGCGAGAATCTGCACTTGGGACACGTTCACGTCGGTGCCAGGAGCGATAGCGCCGCCGTTCACGCGGTTGTACTGGAACGGATTCTGCATGGCAGTGCCGCCCGCATAGTCGTCGAGGGCACCGGCAAGGCGGAGCTTGCGCAAAGTCGTTGAGTCAACAAAGAAGTTATCTATCACGACGTCATCGCGAAGATCGGCTAGTGTAGTTGCACTTATTTGATCAAAACTCGGATCAGCCACGGTTTTTCTCCTTAGTCAACTCTCGGCCCTTTAGCGTTGAGCTTCTTTACTTGAGAATGTATCGCATCACGATATATGTGATCTGCTTCTGAAAGTCTGGTGCCCCTACCATGAGGCGTAGTGTCAATATGCTCTTGGAGTTCCATCAACAATTTTGCCTGCGCCGACTTCAGCAGGAACCACGGCAAGCAGTTGTGCAGAATCCAGCAAGCACGCTGCGCCGTACAACTCCAAGCGTAAGAGGTCTTCCAATTGGGATTGTCAAAGGTACGTAGAACAATGTGTCCACCGAATGTTTCTTGCAACCACAATGGAAGAATTTCGTTCGTGTTAATTATCACGATTCGTACTTGAACCTTGCGCGTCTTCTTATACGGGTTGATTTGAATACAGCCCTCACCGTCGATGAAAGCTGCCATCCGCACCCAGTCATAGACCGTAGGTTTTAGGCCATCGAACTCCTCGGCCTTCCACTGACCACGCTTACCTGCCGACTTGTAAATGTCACTCATGCGTTGCCCGTCATATCGGGATGTGCTGCCAGAACTTTGTTGATGCGTGAATTAACCTTCTCCGAATCCGAACGGTTCCACGGAATAGTGGCGTCGGAGGCGGAGGGAATCTTGTTGGTGAATGGATTGGTCGAGGGAGCGCCGAAGCCGAGAGCCGGGTTGACTCCAGACGCCGGATGCTCTTGGCGATACTTGGCCACGGCGGCGTCCGCGATCTGCTTCTCGTAAGCCGCTTTCTCAGTGGCGGCACGTTCAGAGCGCTTCTGCTCCACGTTGAACTTGGTCTTCCAGTAGGACTCAACGTCTTGATTCGCCGTTGCCGCTTCGGCCTTCAGCGTGCGCCATGATACAGGCGGAAGACCGAGAGCGGCATGTTCCTGTGCGAGGTCGGCGACCAGGGTGATAGAGTCGGCGGCTTTAATGGCGAGTTCATTGAATTGCTCTCGGGGGACAAATTTGGTTGGATCAAAATTCACGTTGCCTGCTTTCGCGGCTTCCTCTGCCGCCTTTTTGGCCGCTTCGTCTTGGTTGGCCACTTCGATCAGGCCCGCTTCTTGCAATGCCTTCAGGCGAGCGCGTTCCCCGGTCAGAGTAGCTTCACTGACCTTGAGTTTGGATTCGACTTCGGAGACGTAGGGGAGGGCTTGCTCGTTGTACCATTTCTGGTACGACTCAGCCTGCTTGGCAGCTTTGTCGGCGGCGGCTTGCGCGGCAACGATGGCTTCCTGCTGCTTGGCGTAGACGCGCTCGGCGAGTGGAGTCGCCAGCACTTTGATGTCGTCGTCTGTTGCTCCCTGAGATTTCAATAACTCTGCATAAGTCTGCATGGTGTCTCCTTATTACGGTTTCGGTGCTGGAACTGGCGTCGGTGGAACTGGCGCTGGCGATGGCGCTGGCGCAGGCGTCGGCGCGGGATTAGTTTTCGGAACATTCCCCTTGACCACGCCCATTGCTAACTGCACCTGCTTGACGGCTTCAGCAACATAGGTCGAAGTTTCAGGGAAGCGCTTGGCAATCGCACGCAGGCTGCCAACCGCACCGGCGAAGGTATGAATCGCGGTTACTAAATTCTCTGACTTCTCGCTGAGGGCAGCGTTGGCCACAACAGCATTGTCGAGCGTCTTGAGTTCGGCGTTGGCAGCGGAACAGAATGCGTCGTTCGCCAGCAAAGGCTGAAGGTCGCCTGCGGAAGTTCCTGCGTTCGCAGATACTAAAGATTGCACGGTAGTTGGCATAAGTCTCCTTTGTTACCCGTTCGTCGGTGGCGCGGCTGGCTCGGAAGGTTGCGCTCCGCGCATCATCGCCATTTGAACCTCGCGCATTAAATTATTGATCTCTGAGATCGGTTTCGACGCCGCCGGGAATGCCTGCGCGATGTTACGTAATCCCTGCACCACCTGAATCACCATCTTCGATCCTTGTTCCAGCTTGGGATTCGGAGCGGGAGAGGACGGGGAAGCCGAAGGAGTCGTGGGTGCCTGCGCTCCGCCGGGAGGTGGTGGCATCGTGGGTGAGGCTGCGGCCATTAGACCTTGCGCCTCGCTTGTTTTCCGGCCTTGCCCTTGCCCATCTGCGATCCACGCAAGCCATGCCCACCAGACTTGCCGAATGGTTTCTTTTGACCACTCTTGGTGCGAGACATTCCTGAGTCGGACATGTCGGTCTTTAGAGAGAAGCCGCCTCCGCCCTTGCCGCCCATGCGAGCCCCGGTTGATCGTCCGTATGCCATCTTGAATCCTCCGCGTGAAAGAGGGGACGGCATCCTGTCAGAGCCGTCCCTTACCTCGGTTGATCCGATCTCGGAGACACGGCATTACCCGTATCGTTTCCGGGTCGGGGACGGTTACTTTTTCTTGCCTCCCTTGTGCCGACGTTTGTTGGCGACAGGGCCGAAGCCAGTCTCGATGCTCATAGTGTTGTCCTCCTTCCTTAGATTGGGCAAAATAAAAAAGCTCCGGGGGAGTGAACCCCGGAGCCCTTCGTTGCGTTCCACACTGAACGACGTTGGAATCTCTAGTGCGAGTGAATCACAGGCGCGATTGCATTGTCAACCTATTTCGTAAACCACCGTGCATACTTCCGCCTCCGATACGGTGGCCTACGGGCGCGGTTGATCGCTTGTGCTTGGCACGTGGGCAGGCAGATATGCGCTGCAATCCACAGTACCGTTAAAGCACGGAGCAAGTATGTCAATTGGCACATCCTTTCTTCAGGTGAGTGATATTCGCGTCGATTCCTTTACCTGTACGTTAGCGATTGTTCCCTGCGACATGTTAATCACCACCTGTCCGGTCATGTGCTCGCCGCAGAGGTTGTCGATGATGCCTGCTATCGTCTCTACCGATGGACGGGAGACGGTGAAGGTGCGCTCGCGGATCAGGTGATGATGCTCGGTGCGCTGGATGCTCGTATTCACTGTATGTTTTGACCCCCGCCTTCAGATTGTGTAATCGTTGATGATCCATCGGTGCGCTGCTTCAATGCTGGCGCTTGATTGCCAGACGCGGGACGACCTTCAGGACCGGACTTGCCGGGAGCGGGCGCACCGGGTTGCGATGGCATGGCATCGACTCCGATCTCTTTCATGCGAGCAGCGAATTGTAAATCTTCTTCCTGCTCCTCACGCCACTTTTCCATCACAGTGCTTCCTTTTATTTGTCCGTAATTAGGAATATTCCAACTCTCGGCGAGTGTCTGCGAATCTATCTTCACGCCCGCTTTCTTGAGTTGCACAAGTCCTAGCTGCATTTTTAGCTGAGTGATCTCATGCGCCGAATGCGGTGTCACCATATATTTCAGATTGCCCGCGAACATTCGCGCACGCTTGATCTGATCGAAGGCGGATTTCGCAGGCGCGTCGGCGGTGCCCGGATTCTCTCCCGGCATGTGCGATGGCACAAGTCGAGAAGGATCGTAGTCGAAGGTTTCGCGGGTGATATTGTCTTCGCCGATATATTGCATGACGCGAGCGGTGGGGAGATATTGCAGAATCAGATATTTCGTCTGATCCGCCATCTCACGAATGGGAGGCTCCATCGAGCGAGACATATCCTCGATGATAGGGCCTAGAGCTTCCAGTAATTTCTCCAAGTCGTCGCCTGCCATGCGGGCTTTGGCGAGTGCCAGTGCGTCCTTGATCGCGTGCTGCGAATCCATTGAGGTCTGGAGGTATTCGAGCCAAGTGAAGTCGGTGGGGTCGAGCTTGATAATCTGCGGGTCGATGGGCATCACGAACGGCTTGTCAACTTGGGAGCCGTCGTAGCCAACGCGGGCGCGGGGTTGCATGGGGTCGAACGCCTTGGCTTCACGGCTGCTCACAGAGTTGATATCGTAACCGAGCGCCGGGTCAAGCTGCGCCCGTTTCTTGTCCGCCATGCCACGCTCCTGCTCGGTGATGGTCTGCTGAAGATCGTAGCCGTCGCGCACCATCGAGAATCCCAGAGGTTCCCACGGCCAGTGGTCGGTTGAGAACGGAATCAGGTCCGAGCGTCCGTGCCAGTTGAATGAAGGGCCGTCGTAGAGGACTACGCTCTCGGAGGAGATCATCAGGCGGCGGTAGGGATAGAGGCGAGCGTCGTTGTCATCGGCTTTGCGCATTCCACCATTGCCATCAGGGATATCCATGCCGATGAATGGGACTTCGTAGTACCACGTCGAGCCGAACTCGCCCATCGGGATCATCTGCTGGGTGGTGTTTCGCGTGAGGTCGATGATCGTAGTGTAGCGGATGGGGATCATCAGGTCGGGCATGTTGCTGGGACCGGAGGAGGTGGATTTCCCGAAGATGCGCTTCCAGATATTGCCTTGCGCCGATTTGTGGATTTCGTTCGAGTACCAGTAGAGAGAGGAGGTCGGCTTCAGGAGATGCTGCTTCGTAGGAAAGAGGGCGTGCGCCATGAATATCGGCATCTCGTCAAGCAGGGTCATGGCGTAGGCTTTTTGAAAATTTCCTGACGGAGGCAACTGAGTCGGAAGCACACAAGGAGCGCCATAGCTAAGAAGCTGGATAGAACCTTCCCCGCTAACCAGATCGCGGGAGTAAATCGGACGTATCCATCCAGTGCATGTGGCTGCGGCATATTGCAGTGCTTCTTTGATCGAGCGGTCAAAGTCGTTCTCTAGGAAGATGGCGCGGGTCAGCAGGTTCATTTGATTCGCCTGCGCCGCGAAGGCCGGGTTGTTGGAAGAGTATCCCCACAGCGGACGGAGTTTAGAGAGGACGCCGACGATCTCTCTAATATTCCGCTTGAGGTGATTCGTGTTGAGTTGCGAACGGTACTGCGGAATATCCGCCGACATGATCTTGCCGGAGATCACGTCGAGGGATTTACGCCAGTCGGAGGTGCCGCGTTGGCATTTCAGCCACGCCACCCCAGTTTCTTGGCACTCTTGCAACCATCCTAATTTTGTATCGTCCTTCGATGCCGCAGGCGGGGCTTGCCACTGGCGATAGGGTACGTCGTAGCCGTCGTCACCGGGCATCAGCGATGGACCTCTTCGTAGAATACGATCCCGTTAACCGGGTCGATGTGAGTCAGGAGGCTAAGACGTTCCATAACCCTACGTCTCTCAGCTGCATACACATTACCATGTTCGTCCTCGACTTCTTCGCCTAGCTCAATGATCGGCGGCGCGTCTTCGTGGTCGCAGAGGGAGATGCCACCCGTCGAGAAGACGAAGCAGAGTCTCACAAGGATTCACCCAGAGTTTCTTCGGCGTTACGAGCGCGATCATTCTCTCTCAATTCAAGGTAAGCCCGGTCGCAGATGAACCGCGAGCGGTACTTGGCACGCTTCTCTTCCTTGAGTTGGATATAACTTCGGATGAACTCGCGCTCGTACTCAGACGTGCAGGATGATCGCAGGGTGGCGTGCAGCGAGTCGCTCACCCACTTGCGCGATGCCGCCCAGGTTTGTTCGTCGCGCTCCCACTCGGAATGCTGGCGCTCGTAGGTCTGCTGCTGGAGCCGCTTCTGCAAGGCGTCCACTTCCGCAAGAGTGTTGGCCTCGCGGCGGTCGTAGCCAGCAGGGCAGAAGGTGAAGTAGCATTCATCGTTCGGGGGGAGTTGGATATCGCCGGTCGGAGACTCAAAGTAAAAAAGGTGAATAGCCATCAGCAATCCCCCACAAGAAATTCCTTAACGCATCGACATACCTCGTCTTGACTCATTTCCATTCGTAACATCGGGCCGTGCTTAGTCTTGTTTTTTATTCGCACTGGCACGAATCCAGCCCGCTTAAAGCAGCGCCCCGGATCGCGCTTTCGTTTAACCTTGTCGATGGCAACGTAAGTGATGAACGGAGCAAGGTTCCATTCCATAGCCGTAATCGCCACAGCCTGTCGGATGATTTCAGAACTTAGAGGACCGCCGTCGTTACGAAATATAAAACAGGAGTGACCCTCGAATCCATCCATGCGTTTTACGCCATGAGTCCGTTTAGCCCACGGCGCAGGACGGTGGCTTCCCCACACAGCTTTATTGTCGGTTCCCATTAGTACCAGCTTTACTCCCGGTGGTCCCAGCTCTTGGGCGTTTGGCGTGGCAATGGAGTAATGGGGCTGAACAAAAGCAATCGCGGATTTGTCACACTTGCTGACTTCACGCCAATACATTCAGCGCCACCTATCTAGCTCGGCTGTGGAACTGTAAATGATATCGCTCATAGATATAGCACGATTCCCCTCGCGCTTGGTAGAGAAAACATTCCCGGCATACTTTTCTACGTTGATCGGCGGGAGCGCCTGCTGGTCGGCGGCACCGAATCGCTTCTTAGAGCGTTCGGTCATGGACTTCAGATCGTTCACTATTATTTCCGAGATCGCCGCCGCGAACAGCCCGTCGTCATGCTCTCCTTCCTCATGCTCCTTCTTCTCCTTGCCGCTGGCGGTGTAGTGGACCTCGAAATGTTTGCATTCGTCGATCAGCCACGGAGAGTTGATGACGTACCAGCCATTTTGGACGGAGTGGACGAAGCTGTCTACGAGAATGGGCCGCGACCAAACGTTGGTGTACCAGCCGATCTTCTTCGACTTCTGCTTCTTGAGATCCTTGCCGTCGTAGCGGATGAACGAGGGGAAGCGGGTGTAGCCCATCTTGCGCATCTGCACTTGGGCCACGTCTCCCACGCTCGCTATCTGCTCCACGCCGACGATGGGATTGCGGTGCGGGGTCGAGTCTTCCATGTAGCGGGAGTAGTAGGTGGCGATGCACATTATAAAAGCATATGCCTCAACATGGGAGACATAGGCAGAACGGAACTCCGCAACTTGTATATCCGGCTGGCCACGTCTCTGAGCGGGCGCAGTAACACAGATAACTGTGGAGTCTTCTCCCATCCCATTAGAAGTATCAACTCCGATAGAGTAGTCGATACCGGGAGTCGGAGGGCAGAACACCATGAGTCTACCATTCGCGTACTCGCGGAACGCATCAGGTTTAGTCTTGAGGGAGTTGACGTAAGCCATGTCGTGATGGAGGGGAATAAGCTCCCAGCGATAGGAATCACCACGATTGGAGTTGAAGGTGACCACTTCCCTCTGCCTTGGTTTATCTGATGTTCCATAATCAATATCCTCCGTATTTGGCATCCCCTTGCCGTTGTTGGGGTCGTCCTCAATGGACTGCCCAGTGATCGCGTATTCAAGAAAAGATGTAGCTGCTGCCTTCTCTACGTTAACCATCACGTCATGGCCGAAGACGGATTCCGTGGAGCGCTGCAAGGCTTCGATATCGTCCCCGGCCATCTCCTGATACCAAATCCCTTCCATACCCTTGGCCTTGTGTTCCTCATGACCGACTTCCCAGAACCATTGCTGCTCGATGGGCATGGTCCATCGCGGGCCGAGTTGGCGGGAGAGGAGAGGAGTGTTGGCGATGTAAGCTTCGACACGAGCGACGTGTTCCTTGGTGTCGGGGAGTCGATGCTCGTAGAACGCTTCGGGCACCGGGCGCATCTTCAGCCACGCAGGCTTCGGATAGAGGTCGCGTCCGATGACCCAGGGGAAGAAGATCGGGCAGAGGCGGCAGGTGCGCGAGGCCCAGTTGGCTTTCGAGTAGTGCCAAGTTTCCGCCCACCAACCTTCGTCACCTTCTCCAGTGCTCTCAAGGATTCCGAATATCGAAGGTGAAGCGTGGACAGCCTTGAATAGAGACGCTTCAATTTGTTCCTTTGCATTGGTGAAAGACGCGCACTCGGAGAGGTGGTATAGAGTCGGAGTGCTGCCGCGAGCAATGCCGGACATCTGGTTACCGTGTTGTACATAGACGCCAGAATTGAGCTGGCCGAACGTGAGTTCTCCATTTTCCGTCTCCACACGCGAGGTGTACTGGGGCCGCAGCCAGATGGGAAGCATATCGTAGCCCATCAGAAGTTTCTTGCCCATCATCTTGGATTTCTGCCGGTCGGCGGAGGCGATGATGGCGTTGACGCCGTTCGAGAAGATGATACGGAACATGATCAGGAGCTCGACGACTGTGGTCATGCCGAGCTGCCGCGCCTTCAGGATCATTATTTCAATCGCCGCGTCACGGTCTTCGAGGTCCGCGATCACGTTGAACAACAACTGTTGCGCCATGCGGAAGCTGAAGCGTCGTATAACGCCTTCCTCATCGGTTACCCAACCGTAGCGGGTGAGAGCGTACTGGGCATCGCACATCACCAGAAGTTGTTCGTTGAGCATCCAGCGCGACTGCCACTCTTCGAGATTCTGGGTAGCGATGGGGAGTCCGGTTTGGCCGAATAGGTATTTGCCGCCGCGCCGGAGTTCATCCTCGAAGGCGTCGATCTCGGCGACTTCGTGGCGGGTCAATTCAAAGGGAATGCCTTGGTCGCGGAGGTCGGATTCGGCGAGGGCTATTCGTCGAGCAACGTGGCGGCTACAGTACAAGTTGCCTCGCTATGTATTCGGAATAGGCTGGAGGAATGGCCTGCGCCAACTCAGGAGTCTTCATCCAATCAATGCCCATCGCCTTACCCCACTGGCGCTGGCCAGTTTCATGGCCATAGCAACGATAATATTGCCCACCGTCACGCTGATTGCGGATTCCTTTACCGACGTGCTTTATGTGTTGGGGTGCCCGCAAACAGATTGGAGACTCAAAATACCGATGTCGTAGGGTTTGCAGGCCGAACATCAAACCACACAACATGACGGCATCAACTAGCGGAGCACCCGCGACGTTCTCTATTACCCACTTAGTTCTACTACGAAATAATCTGGCGCGTACCTTGCCTATAAGATCGGGATGACCGTCTCGGGAAGTGAGCCCATGATTTAACATCTGGGTATAGTGCTGACAGGGCGGACTAGCCCACACGAAATCAAATCCCCCTAACGGATATTCCATCGCATCCGCTTGCACGAATATGAATGGGTAGCGTGGCTGCGGTTTAATATCCACTCCAACGATCTCTGCGCCAGGCCAAGCGCGGTGCAATCCCATCGCGGCTCCACCAGCACCACAAAATAAATCCAGAACACGCATCAGTCTTCGTCCTCTTCGTATTCCTGTTCGACCGTCATTGCCTCACCTTCGCGTTCCATTACCAGCGGCACCGCCTCCCGCGCTTCTGGCAACTGGGCCGGTTCTCGCGCTGGCAGATTGAACTTTCCCACCAGCCGCCGGATAGTATTCTCCGGCGATGGCGCAACCGTGGACACGCTGGCGGATTGCGCGTTGGCGTTGGCATTCGCGTTAACGTTCACCGACACCTGCGATCCCTTGGGCAGCGGCAGGAATCCCATGTGCTTCATGTTTAGCACAGCATGGTCTATATCTCCCGCCTCAGCCAGTGCCGACGACACTTCTACAATTTTAGGATGCGCTTCCGCCGCTCTAACGGAACCCTCAAACTGGCGTACTTGTCGCACCGCCGAGGATAGATCGGTTACGAATTGGCCGAAGGTTATTTTCGCCGCTACACAGAATGCCTCGATGGGAAGGAGACGACGTACCATCTCAGGCAGGATAAGATCGTCGTAGACGGCAAGGAAACGTAAGGCAGGAACGGTCCCGGCGGAGCGGAGGTACTCGATAGCTTTATCTTGGCCGCCAACGCAGCGAATAGCGAAGGCCAGCTTGGGGAAGTTAGCTACGTCGTTCGGATCGACGCCGATAGCTTTGTAACATAGTTCACGGGTTTCGGCGTCGGATCTCACGATACCTCACCTTCCTCCGCGTCCAGCACCGGATGCGCTTCATCATACGCCCGGTTCCAGTCCGCGACCGATGCGACTTCGACCACAGCCTTCTTGATGTCGCGACGAGCAGGAGTGCGCTGGCGTTCGATGGCGACGAGTTGCTGCAAGGAGCCTGCGATGGACTCGGAAGCGCTGACCAGTTTCTTCAGCCATGCGACTCCTCGCGCCACTTGCCATGCCAGTATCACAGAAGATTATCCCCCGAGTCGAACGCCTTCTTGACCATCCGCGTCAGATCGTGATCCTGCGGCGGCACCACGACATCCTGCACCGTATCCTTGGGATACAGCACGCCTTCCTCAACCGAGATCGCGTTCCCTCCCGTGTCCCGGCCCTGGCGCACGACGCTGATCGGCAGGCCGTGCTCGATGCGTGCCACGTTTGGCGAGTCGATGGTGCGGTCGCGCTGGGTGGCGGAGACGTAGCTAGCATCGCTGGTGACAGGCTTCCATTTAGTAGCTAATCCACTTTTATCTAGAGCAGGTTGTGTACAGTCATTATCATTGTGATGCCCCTCTTTTATGTCACCACAATTCTCACAAACTGTAATAGTAGACCGAGGCTTGGCGAGCGGCGGTGCTGACTCCAATGCCGCCAGTTCCGGTTGCGCTTCCACTTGATTGTCGGATGCAGGCTTGGAACGGATGACCGAGGTGGATTCCTTGAACGCCGGATTGTCAAAGTGGAGCACGACGCGGAGTTCGTAGCTCACCCGGCCATAGGCAACACGCGAGGTCATCATGCAGTCGCGGGTGAGGACATCGTGGACATCGGCTTCGATGATCTTCTGCAACTCATCGCCACGTAATGGTCGGTTGCTTACCAACTCACCTCTGGCTGGTGACATTATTTATTCTCCTTGTTCGTTTCTCAAGATACATTCTAACCCTACGCTGCAACTCGCTCATCGGCTGGCGGGGATCGTCGAGCGCCGACCGTCGCACTTGGCGCATAGCCACTCCCTGTTGCAGAAGCGATATCATCCATCCCCGGTGCCAGCCTTCGTCGAAGCACAGGTGAGAGGGGCGGACCTGGGCTTCCAATTTCAACTGAGGTTGCCACTCCAGCCAGCGCTGACGGATCTTCATCAGCGTGCGCTCAGGGACGACGATGCGGGAGCGGGGGGAGTTGGCGTCCATTTTACTCTCTTGGCTCCGTGTCGAAAAATATTCCACATCGCGGACACAATAATGGACTCTCTCGTGTCTTCATCGTGAACTCCAAGCCGCAGTCAAAGCAGTGCCACATGCGATACATAGTGAGTGCTCGCTCCACTGTTTGGCCTCCACAATTAGGTAATATTTCGCGGATCATTCATCCTCATCGAACTTCGGCGGTGGGGGCATTCCACTCGGCTTGACTGGCAGAGGATACATCCGCCGCGTTTCTTCTATCGTGACTTCTGACTTCGGTTGCGTGACTGGGAATATCGACGTTATAATCTCCCGCGCCTCCGGCCCCAGCTTCCTCGCCGACCGCTCCAGCCTATTCCGCAACGCCTTCCTCGCTCGCTCCTGTTGCCGCTTCGTCACCCGCTCTCGGATCTTCGCCTGCTCCGCCTTGATATCCTTCTGCGACGTGAATCGCTTGAACGGCACGCTCCAGTAAGCGGACAGGCAGAAGGGGCAGCATTTCGGCGTGCGGCCCTTGCGCGGGAGCCATTCGTGGGCGCAGCGCAGGCATTGTAACTCGCCAACTCGTTCACCGCTTG